GTTTCCAGAAGTTATCCACAGACTTTTCACACCCCCCGGGGGTTCCAGTGGTGCCCCGGTGACGTCGGCAGGCCCGCCTCGTCGATCTGGGTCAGTTGATTCTGCCCGAGATCCTGGCGGGTCTTCTCTGCGTGGCAGTCCCGACAGAGGGACTGCTTGTTCTCGTCGGTGTCGTCGCCCTCGTTGATCAGGGCGACGATGTGATCGACCTCTGTCGCCAGTACGATCCGCCCCTTGGGCAGACATCCCTGGCAGAGTCCCTGATCCCGACGAAGAATCCGGGCCCGATCCTCGACTGCAGCCCGGCCGCGCTTTCGTTCAACAGGGGCCATAAACGCGAAAACCCGCACAGGGCGGGTTAGCTAGACGCAACAATCAACAGTTTATCTGAATGCGACGGATTTTGGCCCCCCTTTGTCGCGTTGTCAATACCCACCGTCAGCGATGTGTGTGCTTTCTCCAACCATGCCGACAGGGCGTCGCGCCTGACGCCCATCCGGGCAGCGATCTCCCGGAACGATCCGCCGATCTGATAGACCTCGACCAGGGCTACCTTCTGCACGATGGGCAGTCGGGAGATGTCGAAGTCGAGCCGGTAGATCTCCGGGCCCGCACCACCAGCCACCCCAATGGGGATCTGCGATCCGAACCCGTCGCCCCTGGGGGCGTCCCTGAACATCGGGGACACGGTCGGGTAGCCAATCGACCGGCTTGCCTGACGCACTGCCCAATGCCCCCAGATGGCCAGCATCGTCTTGATCCCGGCATGGGGATCGGTTCGCGTGTGATCTCGCCGCATAGTCATTTCGCCTTCAAGGTTGGCCCTACACCAGCACGTAATTTTTTGCGTGGAACGTTTGGAACGTTATTCATGGTTTTTTCCATAACTCCATACACGTACACGTAAGGACTTATATAAAAAAGGGCTAGAAACGTTCCAAACGTTCCATGCAAAAAGCTGCACGCACTTATGAACGTGCAATAATTTGCGAATGCGCAAACTAGGACACACTCCTGCACATGCTGCGCTCATAGTTCGGCTATTACTTGCTGCCGTTTGCGCGCTCCCTGTCGATTCGCGCCCGCAGGATTCCGCAGAAAGCGACAAGGACGCGGCCGCGGTCAAATACTTCGGGAATCTCGCGCTATCAGAGGAACGCGATTTCGAGTCTTGCGTGGTGGCCAAGGCTGGCACGTACATCAACGGCAAGGCCCCCAACGACGACGTGGCCGATCTCGCCGTGGCTGGTTGCCTCCGCCATCTGCTCAACCGCAGCGAAGCGCTGTTCAGTATGTACTCAGTGATGCGGGTCGATTCCAAAGGGCAGGAACCCAGCCCAGTAACCAACCTTGCCCACCAAGCCTTGGCGGACGAAGACACCCGCAAGCTCATGCAGGAGGGCCGGGCCCGTATCCTCAGAGTCATCGGCGAATACCGACTCAGCGCCGCCAAGGCTAAAGCTCCGCTTGGCAAACGCGGATACCAATGAACCCGCGCCCGCGCACTCCGTAGTTGTTCATAACAGGGGAAAGGCCCTTCGACACCAGCCGGCGCCCCAGGGCCTTCGAGGTTGATATGAACTTCAGCTCGCCCCGAGCCTTGGCGAATGCCTCCCAGCTCGCCCACAGCTGGGCGTTGGACGCCACCAGTTTGGGCCCGACCTCGCAGCACTCGTCGATCCACTCCGCCAGCAGATCCATGTCGCTCTTGTAGTCCTCCCGTGCCTGGTGCACCGTTGCTGGCGAGCGCAGGCCCAGCTTCTGATAGGCCAGCGCCCCCCGCACGCACCAAGCCAGGATGCCCTCGGCTTCCGCGGCCAACTTGTCCTCGCGCTCGGGGTCCTTGATCACTGTCAGATCGTTGTCAAAGTTCCGCGTGAAAGGCACCGGCAGCAGGCGCCGCCAAATCGCGTGATCGTCCCCCTTCACGATGGGCTTGTGGTTCGTTGGCATGAACGCCACCCACGTGGGCTTTACCTCAACCGTGGCCCTCGAATACACCCCCCGCGCCGGCATAGCCTCGCCTCCGGTCATGGACTTCACAAGGCCCTCGCGCAGTTCGCAGCCCTCGTCCGGCTCTGAGACATAGACGAACCGGGTGCCGCGCAGCCGCAGAACGTCCTCCCGTGCCTGGCCGGCGTTGCCGCCCCCTTGGCCACTGGACAGGAAAGTATCCGCGCTGGCCATCTTGGCGTGCTCCCCCAGCACCGAGCGCACCGCGCCGAGCACGGTGCTCTTGCCGTTTGAACCCAGGCCGTAGGGGATAACCATGACGTCCTCAGTCGGCTGGGCCAGCAGCGCGTAGCCCACCAGCCGCTGGAAGAAGGCCACCGCCTCCGCATCATCGAAGAACACCTCCGCCACGGTCTGCTCGAACAGCGGCGCTTTGGCGTCCGGGTTGAACATCACCTGCGTAATCGTCGTGATGAGGTCGTCCGGGTCCGGCGCCAGCAACTTGCCAGTGCGCAGGTCCACCGCACCGTTGCCCACCCCCAGCAAATGGGTGTGCTTATCAAGGTCATCGACCGACACCACCACCCGGGGGTCCGACTGGGCTAGGGCGACCATGTTGCGGACCATCTGGGCCCGCTGGCTCATGCCACAGAACTTGTAGAACTCGGCCCGCTCGGCGTCCGATTCGATGGCCTTGCCCTCGTCGGGTAGCGCCCGTACGGTTTCCTTGGCCAGGTGCTCCATGTGCACCCCCGGCACCCTCTGCCAGTAGACGCCAGTCCAGCTGAACCACGAATCCAACTCTGGCACGTAACGCAGCCCGGCGCCGTAGTGGTCCAGCATCCGCTCAGAATTGCCGAACTCTGTCATAAGCCGGCGCCGTCTATCGAACGGCACCGCCTTCTTGCCCCCGGCCATCGCGGCCCGCACGTCGGCCACCGGCAGACTGGTATCGGTCAGCTCCTTGAACCGCTGGCGGATCAGTCCGGCCAGTTCGGCCCGCAGCGCCAGGTCTGTGCCTGCCGCCTCGCCGGCCCGCTTGGCTACATCATTGACCAGTACAATTGAATCTTTGCAGTAAAGGATCTGACCCTTGGCATCGTCCAGCGCGGTCCGTTTCTCCGCCCGCACTGCCTCCTGCTCCCCCTTCCGCCCCGCCTTCAGCAACCAGCGCGCCGTGGTCGGGTTGCGCCCGGATCGCCCGAAGGACTCCCAGCGCTTCTCCAGGTCCTCGCGGCTCACGTAGTTGGCTGCCGTACTGCTCCACTCATCCCAGGCAGCCAGCGCCTCGTCTGAACCCTCAAACTCGTGGTGCAGTGACATCCCAACCTTGAGCCAGGTGTCGTAGTCCTCGTTGCAGACGAAGGCCATAAGCCGCCTGGCTTCGCCCAGCAAGATGCCCACCGGCGGCTCGAAGGCCATCAACGGGTCATCGCTGGGCGTCGATGTCATTCCGGCCGCCTTGGCGCTGCCGCTGACCCGTACCAGGCCGGCCTCCTCCGCCATGCGCTCAAATACCTGCAGCGCTTCCTCGACCTGGGCATCAGTGATCACTGGCAGGTCCTCCGCGCGCATCGCGTCGAGCCCGCCCAGCATATCCACCCACTCGTAGGGCTGCCCCGTGTCCGGGTGCGTGTGATAGGCGACGAACTGCTGCCCCTTGCCCAACACCTCCAGGCGGTGGCGCCCACCGGCCAGGTCCTCGAACCAGGCTCCCGTCGCCTTGCCCCACCCCTCGCAGGCGGCCCGGTAGGCCAGCAGGATCTTCGGCGCCATGCCCACCCGCTCGCAGGTATAGCCCAGATTCTCTTGGCACCAGGTGACGAACCGCGAGGCCAGCCCCTCGTCCAAGGTGTCCACGTCGATGCCGGCTATCGGCTGCGCACCTTGGCCGCAGAGGATGCCCGCCCCGTGGCTGGGGTATCGCGTCAGATCGGCAGCGCCCAGTCGGGCTGTCTGCCACTGGTCCAGCGCCGGGCGCTTGTGCCCGGGCTTGACGGGAATGATCAGATAGCCGTTGGCCAGCAACTGCCGGCCGTGCTGTTGGAACGCGGAAATCATACGGCCCCCGCGTTACGGGCGGTGTCGCACCGCCGGCACAAGACCCTCGGTTCGACCATGGCCTACGCCTCCCCCGCGGAAAACTCGTCTAGGTTGAGCACGAGCTGCCGCAGCCTCTCAACCACACTGTAGCGCGGGTCCTTATGTGCGCCGCTGAGGATGCGGCTGACCGTCGGCTGGCTGATGCCCACGGCGTCGGCGATGGCTTCCTGCGACCACTTGGCGCGCAGCAGCGAGACGATCAACTGGTCGGGCTTTTGAGTATAGGCTGGTGGGACGCTTGGCATTATGCAATACCGCATTGTTGGCAACAGCAAAACTATACGCTATCGCATCGCCGTTGCGATACCTTTTCGCATTCCCTTGCATTATTTTATGCGCGGGCGTATATTTTCGCCTTATGAGCCAGCTCACCGACAACATCAACTATCTGATGCAGAAGCGCGGGATCGAGAACCCGACGCAGTTGGCGGCTGCCGTACAGATGACGCAACCAACCATTTACCGGATTCTCACAGGAGAAAGCGCGGATCCGCGCACGGCCACGCTGCAGCCAATCGCCGACTATTTCGGGATCACGGTCGAAGGGTTGCGCTCGCTGGACCTGGAAGGGTCCGAGATTTTGTTGAATCGGACTGTCGAACAGGGCCCGCCTCCCGATCTCGAAGCCCAGCTGCTCGGCGAGCGGATCTCGGACAAGTACGTGATGATCCCTCGGCTCAACCTGCTCGTGGCCGCCGGCAACGGGAAGGAACCCGAGCACGTCGAAGTCCGTGACACGCTGGCCTTTCGGCGAGAATGGCTCACCAAGAAGGGCCTCAACCCCGACCACCTGGAGTTGTACGAGGCCAGCGGTGACAGCATGGCACCTAGCCTTGAGAACGGCGACGTGCTACTGGTCGATACCTCGGCGGAGAATCCCCGGTCTAATGAGGTTTGGGTGATCTGGCAGGGGCCGCCGCTTGGCGTGCGCGTCAAGCGCTTGCTCTACCGTGAGAACGGCGACATCATCATCCGCTCGGACAACCCCGACAAGGGCCAGTACCCGGACGAGATTGTGACCGGGCACAATGGCGACCAGGTAAAGACTGTCGGCAAGGTCGTGTGGCGCGGCGGCTGACCGCTTACCACAACACTCTCACAGCTTAAACACCGAACACCCACACTGCCTTAGGGCAAATTGTGGTACTATGACCGATGCAAATGAAAAGCCCGGCGTGGGGCCGGGCTTTTCGGAAGCTAGGTGCTGTTCTTCTACTCCTCCCAGAGCTGTGAACAGCGTTATCGACAGCGGAAATGGATGATACACAAGCTATTCTTTAAGGTCAATCAAGAATACTTATGGCACCATGTCCGCATGATGGAGATTTACCACCATGCAACATCAGTACAGCCTCACCCTGATCCAGCATCAGGTCAGCAATACCATCGTAGATCAACGCGCCAGCGACGGCTACATCAATGCTACGGCCTTGTGCAAGGTCGCCGGCAAGCGCTGGTACAACTACCTGCGCAACGAAACGACCGGGCACTTCCTGCGCGCGCTTGAGGCCAAAACTCAAATTCGCGCTTTGGCTTTAATTCAAGAGGTTACGACGGCAGGCGTCTCCGCAACGTGGGTGCATCCGAAGGTAGCGATTCACCTGGCGCAGTGGCTGTCGGCTGAGTTCGCCGTCCAGGTCAGTGAGTGGGTCTATGACTGGATGAACGGCACCAAGTCGCAGCCGGCCCAGCTTCCGTACCACATCCGCCGCCACATGTTGAATCACGGCAGTGTGCCGGCCGGGTATTTCAGTGTGCTCCAGGAAATGACCTTCGTGCTGATCGCCCCCTAGACGCAATGGGCTACCAGATGCCCGAGTCGATGGTCCCCGACATCAGCATGGGTAAGTTCCTGTGCAAGCATCTGCGCGACCAGCTGGGCGTCGATACCGATGCGCTGCCGATTTACAACCACCGCTTCGAGGACGGCCGGATCGTCCCGGCCAAGCTCTACCCTGAGACGGTCCTGGCCGAGTTCCGCCGCATCATCCGCGAGGAGTGGATGCCGAAGAAGGCGCCGACCTACTTCAAGGAACGCGATCCGGTCGCCTTGTCCTACCTCGATAAGCTGCCGGCCCTGGCGGCTCCCGTGGCCCCGGCGCCGAGGGCTCTACCTTGGCATAAGAAGAAAAAGGCTGCCTGACCCCAGCTAATCCGCAACATCAAGCCCGCTTCGGCGGGCTTTTTTATCGCCCAAAGTTATGCGTTTCCGTATTGACTTTTCAATACTGTATCGCATAATGCGGTTACGCATCACCGATCAACCAACGAGGAAGCCCGCCATGCCAGTCTCCATCGAATTGCTGAAGTGCATGACCGACGCGCACGCCATCAACGCGCTGCGCGCCGACTTCGACCCCCTGGTCAATACCCCGCTCGAAGCCTTCCTGATCGACCGGATGGAAGCCCTGGCCGACGAGGCCGACGATCCCGACTACGCCAGCCTCATCGAAACCCTGGAGGGCTACGACCTGGAACTGGCCGACGTGCTCCCCCGCCTTACCTCCCTCATCCAGCAAACCGCGTAAGGAGTTTTCCGCCATGAGTCTCGAACTCGCCCTGCAAGCCAACACCACCGCCATCAACACCCTGATCGCCCTGCTGTCCGAGCCGGGCGCCGTCGCCCGCGTCAGCGCCAAGAAGAAAGCCCAGCCGGAGGTGGCAGAAAACACCGGCAGCGGGGGAGCGACTGTCGCCCCGGTCAGCACGGCCAGCGCCAGCGAGGGTTCTTCCTCCCCCTCCGCGGCCCTCGCCCCCATCGAGAAGCCCGAGCCCGCCGTGCAGATGACCGCGGCCCAGGCGGAGAAGGCCCTGAACGGCCACGCCAACCAGCCCGCGAACGCGCCCACCTACCAGGACGCCGCCGCCGCCATCACCGCCCTGGCCAAGACCAAGGGCCGCGAGGTCGCCATGGGCGTCCTGGCCCAGTTCGACAAGGCCGAGGGTGAAGGCAAGGCCACCAAGCTGCCGGAAGTGAAGCCCTCGGACTTCGCCGCCGTCATCGCCGCCGCTGCGCAAGCCGGGGCCTGAGATGAGCACGCCCTTCGCACGGGCCAGGGCCATGATGACGCTGATTGCAGCGGCGATGGCCTCGGTCAACCCCCAGGTCGCCCTTGCCCAGATTGGCCCGTACCGCTCCCGTGGCAAGGGTCGGGGTAAGACCTTCGGCAACCAGAACAGCGGCAACCGGGCGGGCAAGTACATGCCCCACCAGGGCAAGCGCGAATGCGCCCGCCGCCTCCGCCAGATGGAGGCCGCCCATGTCTAGCCACGCCATCCTCTCCCCCTCCAGCGCGCACCGCTGGCTGGCCTGCCCTGGCAGCGTGGCCCTGGAGGCCGGCTGTCCGGACGAGTCCAGCGACTTCGCCGACGAGGGCACCGCGGCACACGAACTGGCCGCCCTCTGCCTGCTCGGCGTCACCAACGCCGCCGACCACCTGGGCCTGGCGATCACGGTCAACGGCAAGGACTACGTCGTCGACGCCGACATGGCCGGCCACGTCCAGAAGTACCTGGACTACGTGCGCGCCTTGGGCGGCCAGCTGCTGGTGGAGCAGCGTCTCTCCATCGCGCCCTTCACCGGCGAGGCCGGCGCCGAGGGCACGTCCGATGCCGTGGTGCTGCTGGCCGACGAGCTGGTCATCGTGGATCTGAAATATGGTCGGGGCGTCAAGGTCGATGCCGACCGCAACAAGCAGCTGGCCATCTACGCCCTGGCCGCGCTGGAGGACTACGCCTTCCTGGGCGACTTCCAGCGCGTCCGCCTGGTCATCGTCCAGCCCCGGCTCGATCACATCAGCGAGGGGGACACCCCCATCGAAGGCCCCCCGCCCAGCCTGCGCAACTTCCAGGCCGCGATGAAGGCCCCCGCTGCCCGCGCCCTGGCCATGGTCGGCCGCTCCCCCAGCATCGTGCTGCCGGACGAACTGAGCCCTGGCGAGGAGCAGTGCCGCTTCTGCAAGGCCAAGGCCACCTGCCCGGCCCTGGTGCAGCACGTGCTCTCCACCGTGGCCGACGACTTCGTCGATCTGTCCCTGCCGGTGGCGCCGCAGATCCAGGGCGCCGCGGAGCGGACCTACGACAACGCCACCCTGGGCAACCTACTGGGCGCCGTCGATCTGATCGAGGGCTGGTGCAAGGCCATCCGCGCCAAGGTCGAGGCCGAACTGCTCCACGGCAAGCCCGTGCCCGGCTACAAGCTGGTCGAGGGCCGGCGCGGCGCCCGCAAGTGGGCGAATGAGGCCGAGGCCGAGGCGCTGATGAAGTCCATGCGCCTGAAGCTGGAGGAGATGTACGACCTCAGTCTTATCAGCCCGACCACGGCGGACAAGCTCAGCAAGGCCGGCACCATCGGCCCGCGCCAGTGGCCGAAGCTGCAGACGCTCATCACGCAATCCGAGGGCAAGCCCAGCGTCGCCCCCGAGTCGGACAAGCGCCCGGCCCTCGCGGTCCAGGCCACGGCCGACGAGTTCTCCGACGTCACCACGTGCGACCTCGTATGAAAAAGCCGCCGCCGCCCCCCGCCCAGGTGTTGCCCCGCGAAGCCGCGCTCCGGCTGCAGGCGGCGGCCAGCACTCCCCTGGATCGTCGTCGCATCGATCCGGGTTTCAACCGCACCGTAGCCATCGAGAAGGCCACGGCCCAGGCGCAGCACGAACACCCCCACCTCTTCCGAAAGGACTGAATCATGAAGCTCAAGCTCAAAAACACCCGCCTCGCGTTCCCCACCTTGTTCGAGGCCAAGACCGTCAACGGCGAAGGCAAGCCCGCCTTCTCCGCCAGCTTCCTGCTGGACCCGGCCGACCCCCAGGTCGAGATGCTCAACCAGGCCATTGACGCCGTGGCCAAGGAGAAGTGGGGCGCCAAGGCCGACGCCATCCTCAAGCAGATGCGCGCCCAGGACAAGGTCTGCCTGCACGACGGCGACCTCAAGGCCAATTACGACGGCTTCCCCGGCAGCCTGTACGTCTCGTCCCGCAGCGCCACCCGCCCCCTGGTCATCGACGCGGACAAGACCCCGCTGAGCGAGCAGGACGGCAAGCCCTATGCCGGGTGCTACGTCAATTGCTCCATCGAACTGTGGGCCCAGGACAACAACTACGGCAAGCGCATCAACGCGAGCCTGCGCGGGGTGCAGTTCCGCCGCGATGGCGATGCCTTTGCCGGTGGCGGCGCGGCCAGTGAAGACGAGTTCGACAACATCGCCGACGGCGCAACGGCGGGCGATCTGGTCTGACCATGCCCCTCTTCGCGGACCTCGAAACTTTTTCCCCCGTACCGATCGCGCACGGCGTGCATCGGTACGCCGAGGCCGCGGAGATCCTGCTGTTTTCCTACGCGCTGGACGATGGTCCGGTGCAGTGCTGGGACGCCACGGCCAGCGAAATGCCCGACGATCTGGCCGGCTATCTGGCCGACCGGAAGCTGCTCACCGTGTGGCACAACGGGGGTGGATTCGACCGCGTAATCCTGCGCCACGTCGGCCAACCCCTGGCCATCGAGCGTATCCACGACACCATGGCCCAGGCCCTGGCGCACGGGTTGCCCGGCGCGCTCGGCACCCTGGGCGACATCCTGGGCATCGAGCAGGACCAGAAGAAGCACAAGCGCGGCCGGGAACTGATCAACCTGTTCTGCAAGCCCCGGCCGGTCAGCAGCAAGATCCGCCGGGCCACGCGCACCACGCACCCGGCCGAGTGGGCCGAGTTCATCGAATACGCCAAGGCCGACATCCTGGCCATGCGCGCCATCTACCAGAAGCTGCCGACCTGGAACTACCGGGGCGCCGAGCTGGACCTGTGGCGCCTCGACCAGCGCATCAACGACCGGGGCGTGGCAGTGGATCTGCCCCTGGCCCACGCGGCCATCCGCGCCACCGAGCGCGCCCAGGCCTCGCTGGCCACCCAAGCCCAGGATCTCACCGGCGGCGCCGTGCAGGCGGCCACCCAGCGCGACAAGCTGCTGGCCCACGTGCTGGCCGAGTACGGCATCGCCCTGCCCGACATGACCGCCAGCACCCTGGAGCGGCGCGTCGAGGACCCGGCCCTGCCGCCCGAACTGCGCGAACTGCTGGCCGTCCGGCTGGAGGCGAGCAAGACCAGCGCGGCCAAGTACCGGCGCGTCGCCGAGGCCACCAGCAGCGACGGCCGGCTGCGCGGCCTGCTGCAGTTCTGCGGCGCCAGCCGCACCGGGCGCTGGGCGGGCCGGCTATTCCAGCCCCAGAACCTGCCGAGGCCCACCTACAAGCAGGCCGTCATCGATCACGGCATCGAGGCCATGGAGGCCGACGCCGAGGATCTGCTCTTCGACGACGTGATGGCCCTGGCCAGTTCGGCGATCCGCGGCGTGATCGTCGCGCCCCCCGGCAAGAAGCTGGTGGTGGCCGACCTGGCCAACATCGAGGGCCGGGGCATCGCCTGGTTGGCCGGCGAGTCGTGGAAGCTGGACGCCTTCCGCGCCTACGACGCAGGCACCGGCCCGGACCTCTACGCCCTGGCCTATGCCAAGTCCTTCGGCGTGACGGCCGACGCGGTGATGGAGAACAAGAAGACAGGCGACGGCTCCATGCGCCAGATCGGCAAGGTGATGGAACTGATGCTGGGCTATGAGGGCGGGGTCGGCGCCTTCCTCACCGGGGCGGCCACCTACGGCATCGACCTGGACGCCATGGCCGCCACCGCCTGGCCCAGCATCCCGGCCGACGTGCGCCGCGAAGCCGCCGACTTCCTCGACTGGCGCAAACAGCAGAAGGCCGGCCAGTTTGGCCTCGCCGATCCCACCTTCATGGCCTGCGACGCGATCAAGCGCTTGTGGCGTCGCGCCCACCCGGAGATCTCCGCCTGGTGGAAGGCCCTGGAGGAAGCCGCCCGCCGCGCCATCCTCTCGCCGGGCGTCACCGTGCCGGCCCGCAGCGTGAAGTTCCGCCGCGATGGCGCCTGGCTGCGCATCGGCCTGCCCTCTGGCCGCTGCCTGTGCTACCCGTCGCCGTCCGTCGACGAGCACGGCAAGGTCAGCTACATGGGCATCAACCATTACAGCCGCAAGTGGCAGCGGCTCAAGACCTACGGCGGCAAGCTGGCCGAGAACATCACCCAGGCCGTCGCCCGCGACGTGCTGGCCAGCAGCATGGCGCCCATCGAGGCGGCCGGCTACCAGATCGTGCTCACGGTGCACGACGAAATCATTGCCGAGGCGCCCGACGCCCCGGAGTTCAACCACGACCACATGGCCAGCCTGATGGCCACCGCACCGGCCTGGGCCGGGGGCCTGCCCCTCGCCGCGGCCGGATTCACCAGTTACCGCTACCACAAGGAGTGACCATGCTCAACAAGCTGCGCCTTCGCTACGGCCTGCACTGGCAGCGCCGCACCCCCAACCTCGGCGAGATGAAGCGCTCCGCCGACACCTGGCTGGGTATCGCCGCGGCCCTCGCCGTGATCCTCCTGGCCTACGGCATCGTCGGCCGACTGGACTACGAGGAAGAACTGCGCCAGGAAAAGGAGATGTATCTGCAGGCCGTCCTCGCCTGCCTCAACCACGGCGGCATGGTCTTCGACCGCGAAGCCTTCGAGTGCCGGGCCAACAGCATAGGGATCGTGCGGTGAGAGAGTCGGACATCGAGGACTACCTGGTGCAGCGGGTCAAGGCCATGGGCGGCGAAGTCCGCAAGGTCAAGTGGCTCGGCCGCCGCGGCGCGCCGGATCGCGTGGCGATGCTGTTCGGCCGGGTGCTGTGGGTCGAACTGAAAGCCCCGGGCGAGAAGGCGAAGCCGCACCAAGCGCGCGAGCACGAGCGCATGCGCGACATGGGCCAGCGCGTCGAGGTGGTGGACTCCTTCGCCCGCGTCGATGAGGTGCTGGGGTGATGGTCGCGGTGCTCTTCGCGCGGGCCGACAGCAACTACAAAGCGCTGCCCGGTGTCGACGTCTGGGACATCGAGCGCGACGCACGCCGCTGGCCCGGCGGGGACTTCATTGTTGCGCATCCGCCCTGCCGGGCATGGGGGCGGCTGCGCGCGTTCGCAAATCCGCGGCCCGACGAGAAGCAGCTGGCCATCTTCGCCGTGGAGCAGATCCGCCGGTGGGGCGGCGTGCTGGAGCACCCGAAGGCCTCGCCCCTCTGGCCCGCCATGGACCTGCCCAAGCCCGGAGCGCCGGCAGATGCGCACGGCGGCTGGAGCATTGAAGTCGAGCAATTCCACTGGGGGCACCGGGCGGCCAAGGCAACGTGGCTTTACATCGTCGGTTGCCCGATCTCGCGGATGCCTGATGCGCCGTTCCGCCAGGGCGAGCCGACGCACGTAGTGCAGAGCCGCAAGCGCACCGGATACAAGCCCCACATCACCAAGGCAGAGAGAGAGAGCACACCCCTCCGGACTTCGCCCGCTGGCTGGTGGACCTCGCCTCGCGGTGCTATCTGGACCTGATCTGATGCGCCAACCCTTCACCCCCCGCCCCTACCAGCACGCCATCATCGGCCACGAGCTGGAGCACGCCCGCGGTGCAGTCTGGGCGGGCATGGGGCTCGGCAAGACGGTCGGCACCCTCACCGCGCTGGACATCCTGGAACTGACCGAGCCCGGCCCCACGCTGGCCCTGGCGCCGCTGCGCGTGGCCGCCAGCACGTGGCCCGACGAGGCGGCCAAGTGGTCGCACCTGCGCAACGTGGAAGTGTCGGCCGTGGTCGGCACCGTGGCCGAGCGCAAGGCCGCACTGCGCCGGCCGGCCAATGTCTTCTCGACCAATTACGACAACCTGCCCTGGCTGGTGGAACACCTCGGCGACCGCTGGCCCTTCCGCAAGGTGGTCGCAGACGAGAGCACCCGGCTCAAGTCCTTCCGCACGCGCCAGGGTGGCGTGCGCGCCCGGGCCCTGGGCCAGATCGCCCACACGAAGATTGAGCGATTCATCGAACTGACCGGCACCCCCAGCCCCAATGGCCTCGCCGATCTGTGGGGCCAGGCGTGGTTCCTGGATGCCGGCGTGCGCCTGGGCCGCAGCTTCGAGTCGTTCAAGTCCCGCTGGTTCCAGTCCATCCAGGTGGGCGGCGACCGGCATGCCGTGCGCCTGGACCCGCTGCCCTTCGCGCAGGAGCAGATCCAGGCGCGGATGCGCGACATCTGCCTGAGTCTCGACGCCCGCGACTGGTTCGACATCGCCGAGCCCATCGTCAACGTGATCCGCGTCGAACTGCCGGCCAAGGCCCGGCGCCTCTACCGGGACATGGAGCGCGAGATGTTCCTGACCATCGACGACCACGAGGTCGAGGCATTCAACGCCGCCAGCCGCACCGTCAAATGCCTGCAGCTGGCCAACGGCGCGATCTACACCGACGAGCAATGCAGCACCTTTGCCGAGGTGCATGACGCCAAGCTCCAGGCCCTGGAGGACGTGATCGAGGAAGCCGCCGGCATGCCGGTGCTGGTGGCCTACCACTTCAAGAGCGACCTGGCCCGGCTGCAGCGCGCCTTCCCCAGGGGCCGGGCGCTTGACCAGAACCCCCAGACGATCCGCGACTGGAACGCCGGCAAGATCCCGGTGCTGTTCGCTCACCCGGCAAGCGCCGGCCACGGGCTGAACCTCCAGGACGGCGGCAACATCCTGGCCTTCTTCGGGCACTGGTGGGACCTGGAGCAGTACCAGCAGATCATCGAGCGCATCGGCCCGACCCGACAGGCCCAGGCTGGCCACGACCGGCCGGTATTCATCCATCACATTGTCGCCGCCGATACGGTCGACGAGCTGGTGATGGCCCGCCGGGAATCGAAGCGCGAAGTGCAGGACCTGTTACTCGAAGCAATGAAACGGAGGCCCCATGGCTGAACCCATCAACCCCTTCGCCACCCAGATCGGCGGCGACCACTACACCAAGCTGAAGATCCAGCCCATGGAGTACAGCATGGCCAACAACCTGGACGCCTGCCAGCACACCGCCATCAAGTACATCACGCGCTTCCGCGACAAGGGCGGCATCCACGACCTGGAGAAGGCCAAGCACGTGATCGACATGCTCATCAAGATGGAGTACGGGGAGGTGAAATAGCAATGTCGGCCCGACTGACCCTATCCCCCGACGAAGTCGTCGAACTGTCCGGCCTGTTGCAACCGGCGGCCCAGATTCGATGGTTGTCGCGGGTTGGGATTCCCCATTTCGTTGGGGCCGATGGCCGTCCTCGGGTCGTCCGCGACGTCCTGATAAAATCAGACTCCGCCCCCCGCCAGCCCCGCTTGAGGTTGCCAAAATGACCCGCCGATCCTTGCCCCGGTGCATGTACCAGAAGCATGGCGCATATTGGTTCGTCCGCCGGAACAAGTGGACGCGCCTGGGCGCGACCCTGCCGACCGCACTGCGGGAGTATGCGCGACTAATCGACACGCCGGCCGGCGGCCTCGACGAGTTGGTGGCGCGGACCCTGGCCGACGCGGCGAAGACCATCAAGCCGAACACGCTGGCGCAGTAGTATTCCTGGCGGGGCCGTTCGGCCTTTGCTAGTCTGGGGCGGTGGCCGATCGGGCGTCTAAGGATTTCGGCCCTTTTGGGGCATACTGCCCCCGGTTCCAGTGCGGGTCTACGGACCCCCGTTAGACAATTCGGGAGGGGTGACAAATGTCCTACAAGGCGCAGCAACTGGCCGCCACCGGCGCGGCACTGGTCGGTATCGTCATGGTCGTCGGCGGGGTCCCCTACGGGAGCCTGGCCCTAGTGGGCGGGATCTTGTGGTTTGTGGCCGCCCGCATCATGGGGTAACGACGTCGAGGACCTCGTAGCAGGCGACGAGGCCGGCTCGGACGACATCTGCCCGGGCAGCTTCCCGGACAAGAAACTCCGCATCTGCTCGGTAAAGCTCGGCCCCGGTCCCACCCTGACACTCAGGTCGGGGACCCTCGGGCAGGGCGGCGGGACGGTCGGGGCGGTCGCGCAGCCGGCCGAGAGCATCGTCGAGATCAGAACGAATAGCGCGGACCTTGCGGTCGTAGTTCGAGACTGTGCCATTTACCACCCCCTGCCACATTGATTCGGTAGCCCGGGCCGCCCGCTCGGCGTCTCCCCGGTCCTTTTCCACCTGGGCGACCCAGGCGACGTTCCTGTCGTGGTCCCCCTTGAAATAGCCGCCGACGGCCGCGGCCACGACTGCCAGGACGGCTGCGAGGATCGCCCAAGGGTTCATCATTTCGCCTCCGCGTAGATCTTGAAGGCGGCGGCCTGCAACGCCGCGAACGGGACTGTAATCGCGCCGATGACGAGGCTCGTCTCGGTCCCGGATTGATGCGCGGCCAGAGCCTCCCGGGCGAACGCGAACGTCCACTCGGTCACCCGCCAGGTCATCCAGACCGTTACGAACAGAACGCCCGAGCGGACACTGACCAGATTGCGGCGGTCGGCCCAGGCGAGAAACCCGGCAATAGTCATGGGTATTTTGCCCAAGGCAGTTGGAAATGGGGCCCGTCGCGTAGGGTCAGCCAGTCGCCTCCCCACTCGATGGGCACCCCCTCCGTCTGGGCAGCCTCTTTGACCGCGTCCGCCAGTCGATTATACAACGGCCAATCCCACCGGATTTCGCCCTCGACGACGACCGCCAGATCGACCGCGCAGGCGTCTCCGTCGGCGTTCGGGAGGTGTCGGGATCGCATCGTCTGCGACGCGCCGGCGGCGACCAGGGCTTTCTGCTTCTCGAGCGTTCGAACGGACTCCGTCACGATGAACTCTAGAGGCGAGATCTCGGCCGCCCGATAGATGACCCTTTGGAGGTCGAAATGGGCGGACGCCAGTCGCTCGACCGACTTAGGGTTGAGTAGCATCGCGGCTATCCTTTGGCGTGGGCAGGAAGTGGGGACAGAATTCCCCGCGGCGGTCCGACTTGAAGTAGCAGACGTGAACCTCGTCCTCGGGCGCCGCCCGCCGGATCATGCATCGGTCGGATAGGTCGCATTCCGCCCGAGTCGCCACGCACACGTAGACGGTCATCACCGTGGCCTCGAGTGCAGAGAATCGAACCGGTCCTCGATCCGCCGGTCCCGGACAATCGACTCGGCCCGGTCTTCCGACAAGCGGGTTTTGAGTTCGACCATCTGGACCCGCATTTCGGACATCTGGGCGTCGAGCTTCTGCTGGACCCCATACATCACAATCCCGCCAGTGATTCCGGCAATGATCAGGGACTCTAGGACGCGGGTAAGGTTGAGCTTGTTTACCATTTCACCGCCGCCGCGAGTGGCCGCGATCAGGAACGGGGTATGCTCGACAATCTGCTGCTTCCAATCGGCCATGTCAGTGCGCCCCGAACTCGAACCCGCGAGCCTGGCCCAGGTTAGGGCCCGTCACCCCCCTGGCCGAGGCGTCGTCGCCCTGGACCCTGAAAGTGATGCTGAACCGGCCATTCCCCTTGAACCCGAGGCCACTCTGCCAGTAGGCCCGCGTTCCTTCCGCCGCCCAGCGGATCATCCAGAAGATCCCGAGCGGCCAGAGCAGGCGCAGGAAAAACACGGCGTTGAAGAACAGCGACCGGTCGTCGCACAGACGCGGACGGAATACCCATCGCCCGCCCTCTTTGAAGATCCACGCGACCGCGACGGAACGCATGGAGTCCTCATCGACGGTCAGCAGGTTGCCCAGCCGCCACATCAGCCAGGACTCGCCAGGGTGCCGCTCTTCCACGATCTTTGTCATATCGCCGCCCATGAGGTTTGAGGATCAATTCTGTAGACGCCTTCGCGGAAACGGACCCGGCCGGCCCAGAGTACCGCGGCCTCGAGTAGCTCCGAGCAGAACCACCGGTCGTCGTCCTGCCAGTTGCGGTTCACACCGATGCCGAGGGCGCCGAGCCAGTCGTAAGGCTTTCCGATCTGCGACCGAGCCCACGCGATGCCCATCGTCGGGTAGGGGCAGTCGATGCTAACGATCTCGTAGCGCGACGCCCGCGCCAGGACGTCGCGAAGGGGAACCTCGCGGACGCCGTGCCAGGCCGTCGCCTCGATCACGGTGTTGTCGGGGGTGACGATTCCGCAATGGGCCCACTCGGACCAGAAACGGGCGCGGATAAGCGGCGTCGCCAGATTCGGCGCCCGCAGGTAGATGACACGCAAGGCCACATCAGCCTCCGTAGATCGCCGGCCAGCCGGCCGAGTAGTCGTAAGCAGTCGGGTCGCCCGCGGCCATCATTGCGGCTCGATGCGTCTCGGCGGCCGTGAAGGCCCCCATGTCGAGGGCCGCGGTTGCGGCGAATATCCCGGCCGCGATGGACGGGGTCATGGTGACGAACGACCCGTCGAGGGTTTTCCACTGGACCGCCGGCACCGAGGCGCCCATCAGGACAAGGCCGAGTTGTTGGACCCGACTCTGCTCGTCCGAGTGGAACCACTTTCCGGCGACCAGCACCCCGCCGTGCTTGACCTGTTCGCGTTTCTCCTTGATCGCCGACCAGGCGCGGTCCTGGCGGATCTCGAGGGACTCGACGACCACTGGCATCGGCTCCGGTATGCCCCCAGCGACCCGCCAGGCGTCGTACTCTGCCCACTCGGGCATCGACTTGACGATATGGAGTCCGTCGGCGAGCCGAACGACGCCGACCTGAGCGAGACGGTATGTCATTTGAACTCGATCACGGTCCAGCGACCACGCGGCAAGGCCGTGCCATCCGGCACGGACACCCGGACATTGGTGGTGCTTGTGAGCCGAGCCGTGCAACTGGTGGCCTGATAGCCGGCCGGGAGCGATCCATTGATGAGGACCACGCACTTGGATACGCTCGCCACCGCCGTGATCGTGGTGTCGACGTACTTCGCGTCTTCTCCGCTCCCCGCTGTTCCGGCCGCGCTTACATAGCCGGTCTGGATGCTGGCAATGACGGACGTCTGGATGATGTTGTCGAGCAGTCCCGCCCGGGTGTTGGTCCATTGCGCCGTTGAGAGGGCCGTCGACGCCGGGGCCCGGGTAGAAATAGCGGCATCGAGGTTGTCGAGTTTGGCGGCGCGGGTTGAGGTCAGACGGTCGAGGACGGTCTTCAGCTTGCCGGGGACGCCCAGAAGGAAGTCGATCATGTGGTTAGCCCCAAGTGGTCGAAGTTACGTTCGCAGAGGCGTCATAGGTGATCGTTTTCGTCCCTATCGTGCTGTAAGCCCCGCCCGAATTGCTGGAATACTCGTAGAGGGCGACGGTCACGTTTCCGGCCTCGCCGCCCGCAGTCCCCCAGGTGAGGGACGCCCGCACCCGCTCCGTCCCCTTGGCGTAGGTCAGGGTCGCCGGTTGCTCCGCGGTCCCGCCGGCGACGGCCAGGTTCCAGCCATAGAACCCGCCGCCCATGATTGCGGCGTCGCGGATAGCCTTCATGTTGTCGCGGATCGACTGCCCGAACGCGGTGATCCCCTGCGACGACGGGTCGGGTTTCGTCGCGTCGAATGCTGCATAGGTCATTGGTTACACCCCTTGGAACTGGTAACGAAAATTCGATGCGATCGGCGCCCCGGCGTCGTTGAACACATAGACGTCGAAGGTCTTCGCGGTCAGGTTGATGTTGTCGTAGGTCGCCGACCGGGCCGTCGTCCCCTCGGGGGTGATGGTCAGTTTCTTGACCGCGACATATTCGCCCGACAGGGCGACGGTCGCCGGACTGGACGTCCCCGTCGTCGCCCCGGTCCCGACTTCTTCGCGGGGGATCGCGTCAAGCCGGATATTCTGGGTCGGCACCGTCGCCCGCATAGTCGAGGTCGTCGTCGCCTCATGCTTGAGCCGGGCGAATCGGGCATTGGTCTTGTGCGCCAGGCCCGACGAATACGACCACGACGACCCGTCGGTCGAGAACCCCATCGACGACGAGTGGGCCCCGGAGACGTCATCGACCGTGGCCGTCCCGGCCCAATTGCCGCCGAGCAGCGACCCAAAGTCCTCGGATTCTCCGAGCCAGGTCGAGGTGCACGACGCGTGATAGGTCGAAAGCGGGTTGGTGTAGGCGGCCAGGGTCGCCCCCATCAAGAGCGTGTCGGCCGCCGCGCCCGTGTCGGTGACGTAGTAGGTGTTCGGGTCGGTTGGCTCCAGCGTATAGGCGACCATGTTCGTCAGGGTCGGCGACGTCTGGTCGTAGGAATCGACGAGGAACGAATTGACGTCACTTGTCACCACGACGTCGGCCGTCGCCGCGGTCGTCGAATACTGCCCGACGGAGTCCAGGGCCTTGACGTACAGGCGCCACGTCCCGGCCGGGATCGTGTCCGAGGTCAGTCGCAGGGCGTCGACGCGGTCGATCAAGGTCGCGCTATCCCATGACCCCGCAGTCGTGCCGTAGCGGATCTCGTATCGGTAGATATCGAGATCGACGGCCGCGGCCCAAGAGGCATAGACACGCCCACCGGCCTCGAATGCCGAGAGGCTCGGCACGTTCCCGGGGATCAGGTATTTACCCGCGGCGATGATGTTCACCTGGGCGGGGGCTCCGGTCGCGCCGACAGAGGACACCACGGACACCCGGCAGACGTATTCGACGCCTTCGGCGACCGGCGGCGAGGCCCATTCGGTGAGGTCCGTCGCGTAGGTCGCGACCACCACGCCGGCGGCGCGTAGCTCGACCGCGTACCGGTGCAGGTAGGCCCACTCCGGGGCGTCCCAGGTCAATCGGATGCGGCTGGCGTAGGTGCCGGTTTCAAGCTGATAGACCTCTTCGGCCGCGGTCAATCCGGTCAGTTCGGGTGGCGCGGCCGGGTTCGGCAGATCCGTGTCGGCGTAGGTCGGCTCCGTCGCGACCGAGTCCGAATAGACCGCCGGGTCGTACTCGGCCAGGTTGAGCGAATAGCGGCCATAGGCCCCGGAGATCCCGAGAATCCGCATCTTCTTCGCCGCAAGGCCGATCGGGTGCGTCACCTCGACCACGTTGCCGAGTTCGTAGGCGGCGCCCTCGTCGAACACCTCGAGCGAGAACGACAGGTCGGACAGGGCGAGCTTGTTCAACCGCTCGACGGCCTCGCGATACGCCTGCGCCGCCGACTGGACGCCCGGGAGGGCGATCTGCGACTCGCGCCAGGGGGTCGTCCCGGCCAGGACGCCGTCGGCATAGGCCCAGACGCTCGACTCGCGCCAGGGGGTGGCCGAGGTGTCGGTGTAGCGGATCTCGATCACCGTCGGGACCTGGGCGATCCCGCGGCGCTTGATCTTGTCGATCTTCGACACCTGGCCGGCCGCATGGGTAATAGTTGCGTCGGTCGCCCGCGGCCGGTCGGGGACGAGTAGCGTCTCGCCGCCATCCGACAGAATCCAACACCCGGCATAGGTCCGCAGCACCTCGGCCCATTCGGACACCTGGCGGGCCGCGTCAATCGCCAATCCGATCCGGCGCCGGGCGACGCCCCCGACGACCTCGTCGCAAGCGTCGGCGGCCGTCTCGAGGGCCGCGTCGTTGACGGTGCGGCCGGCGCCATAGACCGTCGAGCGCAGGAAGTCGGCCAAGCACAAGGCCGGGTTGTCCGACCAGACCGTCGTCGTCGTCCGGGGGTCGTAAACCTTCCGGCCATTGATCACCGCGACGATGTTCGGCAGGCCCGTTACTGAGTCTCCGGGGAGCTTGAATACCGAGTACGCGATTCCCGGCAGTGTGTCGGCGTAGGCGCGGCCCGCGGCCGAGAACGCCGCGGCCAGCGTCGGATCGACGACAGGCGACACGGCATCGCCGAGATAGTGCGTCACCACGACCCCCGCGGGGACCGTGTCGTCGTTGATCTCGACCGACTCGATGGACTCGACCGGGCCCTCCCCCCACACGGCCTGGATGATCCAATAGGACCCGTGCGCGAGGATGTTCGCGATCTGCGCCCCAAGCCGGACCCGGCCGTAGATCACCCGCAGGGGGGCATTCTGCGCGGCGAGCGTCGATTGCGATTCGCTCGGGGTCGTGGCCGCCGTGTTGATCGTGGTAGCCGGGGCGACTGAGGACGTCGTCGTCGCGAAATTGACCTTGGGGAAACGACCACTGCCGACGGGGTTCCAGTTCGAGTCGTAATTCGGGTTCCGCGTCAATCCGTAGATGTTCGTCGGATTGGCCGCCATTTGCTGCTCGAACTTGTTCGAGGCGACGGGCACGGTCAGACCTCCGCGATGTCGATCGAAACGGTCGTCAGGCCGCCGGCGATCCGCTTGTAGGCCGGGTCCGACGTGAAGATGCAGGAACGGACGACACCGTCGGCCCAGGTGAAGTCGAACGCCTCGAGCGGACTGGCGAACGGAGCGTCGCCCGAGATCGCCGCCAGGTAGAACGCCTCGAACGTGTCGAGGTCGGTCGCGTCCAGGGCCGGCAGTTCGAGCTTGAATCGGGGTTTGGCCGAGGCGTAGAACACCCTGCCGCGGGCGGTTCCGTTCGAGGCCCGCGTGACCTGTAGATCGGTGTCGTAGGACATTGTCGAACCGACACCGACGCGGACGTTGGGAAATGCGGCCATCTGCTACCTTTCCAGGGTAATGATCTGTTGCCCGATCCGGATCTTGGTGCCGGCGGGGACGAGCGTCGAAAACCCGCTCGCAGAATTGACGAATCGCCGCGGGGCGAACATATGCCGGGTGGAGTCTTCCGCCAGGGTGATCGACACCCGGTCGCCGATCTCGACGGCGTCCCCGACTCCGCGGAATTCTTCGATCGCGTCCGACGGTGCGCCGGCCCAGGCCGAATAGACAATCACCTGACGATCGGCGACGCCTTCGTTCAACACCAGGGCCCCGTAGGCGAGATCCGCATTCCCGAGCGATACCGATCCCTGCCGGCGACCCCGCTCATCGACCGAGAGGCCGGCCACCTTGACGTCGGCGCCGATCCACGTCTCGCCGCCCCAGGCGACATCACCCATCGTCGACAGACGGAGCGGCGTCGAGAACCCCAGGTAGACCAGATACCCCGGCCGGGTAACCGTCCGCCCGAGTTCAGCCAGCAATGCGGAGGAAAGCGTTCGCATCAGCCGCCCCCGAGCGACACGGTTTCGAGGCCGGCCTGCTGATGAACATTGACGTCCACGTCGACGTGGACCGGCGTGTTCGCCGCGTTGGTCATCGCGTTGGTCACCGGAGTGAACGCCGACGTGATCGCGTCGATCACCGCGTCATGCAATGCCGTCGCCTGCGCCTGGTTGTCCGTCCGGATCTGGGCCTGTACCGCGTTCAACCGGTCGGCCGTGACCGTGTCCCCCGTTTGCAGCAGGGTCTCGAACGACCCGCGGTTCGTCTGCTTCTGCGCCGGGTCGAGCAGGTTCCAGCCGGCCATGACGTCCTGCATGAACCGCTGCGAATACTGCTGAATCAGGGCCGGGTCGGTCAGGGTCCGGAGGATGTCGAGATCCTGCTGGGCGCGGTTGCTGTAAAACTCGTACTGCTGCGCCGACGTCATCGTGTCGAGGTTGACCTGATCCATCGCCGACAGATAGGAGTCGTGAAGGCTCGACAGGAGGTCGGTGATCTGCTGGATCAGTTGGATTTCGGTCTGGTAGCGGGCCTGGGTCAAGTCGGCGATCTGTTGCGCCGAGGCCAGCGACCCGTCGAAATTCTGCGTCAGGTCGAGCAGTTTCTCGGTCTGGGTCTGGTAGATCCCGAACGTCGAGAGGGACGCCTCGCGGGCCGCGTCGAACACGTCTGGCATGTTCTCGACGGCCGTCGTCAATGCCATCAGGGCCGCAACCCCCGGCGACAGGTTGAGCAGTTGCGTCGCGAGCGTCGCCATGTCGGTGTTAAGGGGACCGACGACCTCGAGGATGTCGTCGAGGTAGCCGCCTTTAAGTGTCGCGACGAGGGCGTTCAACTGCTCTTTACTGAGCCGATTGATCGCGTCGCCCGCGGTTGTCGAGATCGAGTTCGCCAGGAACTCCCCGATCACCCCGCCGACGTTCGCCTCGCGGACGGCCGCCAGCGTCACGCGCAACGTCTCGGTCGCGAGTTCCTTCTGATAGTCCCCGCGGCCGACCGAGTTGTTGTCGTGGTGAAACACGGCCTGGCCGGATGCGTTGTAGACGTCGCCGGCGACCATGTCGGGCGCACTGCCGGCCGGGTCCGTGTTGAACTTGAGCCCGATGCTGATCCCGCCACCGTCGCCGCCCAGGGACTTGACGAGGGTCTGGATATCGGTAAGGGTCGATCCGACCATGTCGGACATAGCCGAATTGGCCGAATAGCCCAGGTTGTCCCGGCGCCCGTCCGAGTAATAGTCGCCCGTCGAGAACGAACTCAGCCCGCCAGCCGAGTTGATGGTGCGGATCGCGCCGCCTTCCGTCTTAGGCCCGCCGCCCTCGGATGCGAGCAGGGACGCCACGGCGATAAACGCCGCGATGTAAGGCGCCGCCGCAGCCAGGGACGACATGGCACTGGCGGCCGTGGCGCTCGCGCCTTCGACAGTCGCCGCGGCCTCGAGCGTCGCCGCCGTGCCGGCCGATCCAAATACGGAGTCCTGGGCGGCCAGCATCGCGGCCTGCGACGAAGTCCCGCCGGCGACAGTCGTCCCCATGCCGGCCAGGGAATAGGCGCCAGTGTTGATCCCCTGCCAGACCGCCGGCGACATGCCCATCGACGAGAATCCGTTCGACCACATCTGGTAGGCGGACGAGGCCCCGTTAAGCCCCGACAAGGTGGACATGGTCCCGGAAAATGCCCCGCCGCCCCCGCCCCGCAAGGCCCCGGTGATCGGGGAAATGGCCGCCTGGACGGCCACTTTCAATACGGTCGTCTTGAGCGTGTTTTTCAGCGCATCGACGAAGTTCTGCCCGAACGACTTCCCGTTCTCGAACCCACGCATCAATGCGTCGGTCAGGGACTGCTCGATCTGGTCGACGAACTTGCCCCACTGCTGCTTCTGCTCGTCCTGGGCCTTCTTGGCCGCGTCGAGGGCGTCTTTCGATGCCAGGGCGCCGGCCAGCCGGCGGCGGGCCTCGATCTCGCGGTCGATGTCCGCGATCACGTCATCGGTCGCCCCGGACTGCTTGAGCATCGTCCGGAGGTTGTCGAGCCGGGAGATAGTCTCGGCCTCGATGGCCGCCTTGGACTTGCCGTAGTTCTCGACCTCCTTCTCGGCCGCCGTCGCCGCCTCTTCGAGGGTCGAGAGACGCCGTTCCTCGTCCTTCCGCGATGCCTCGAGGGCGTCGTCGATCGCCTTCGCCGCATCCGCCGCGGCCTTGGCCGCCGCCGTGTTCGCCTTCTGCTCATCGGTGAGCATCGCCATCGCGTGGGCGTACTCCCCGGCCCCGATGCGCCCGCGGGCGAACGCCTCGGTCAGCATCGAGACATCCTTCGCGTAGGCAGGATCGACCCCGGCTCCCTTCGACCGGATCTTGTTCAACAGGTCCGCCAGCTCGTCGGCCTGGTCGATGTAGGTCCGGAGGTCCGGCAGCTTGAAGTCGAAATTTTTCGACGCATCGGCGCGGGTGGCCGCTGCCGCCGCGGAGAGTTTCTGCTGCGCCCGGGTGGCATCGGCGAGACGCTTCTCGGCGGCCGTCACATCAGCCTCGGCCGAGTCCTTTCGGGACTGGCGAAGATCCCGCAGGCCGGGAATGTAGTCGTTGTCCTTGAGCTTGAGTGCCGCGTCGGCCTCGGCGACCTTCTTTTTAGCCTTCGCCAGATCCTCGAACGCCGTCGCCGCGTCCTTCGCCGCCCGCGCCAGCGGATCGAGATCCTGGCCGAGCAGTTTCAAGATGGAGCCGCCGCCAATGCCCAGGATGATCGCGGCGATCAGGCCCCATTCCTTCTTGATCTCGAGCGAGAAGGTCAACACCTCGTTCAAGGTCGGCAGCACGGCGCCGGCCACGGCCACGCCCATCTGACCGGATGCCCCCTTAAGCCGGATCAGGTCCTTCTCGACCTGATCCGCTAGTCGTGCTTGCTCGGTGGTGACCTTTGCCATCAGGGTTCCGGCCCTCGCGAGTTCGTCGAGGAACTCCATCGAGACGCCTTTACCGAACAGATCCCGGGCGACCTTGAGGGCCTCGGCCTTGTCCTTCATGTCGGCCAGGCGTTTCGCGACCGTCACCAGGGACTCGCCCACGTCCTTTGACGTGGCCGGGTCGATGCCCATCGCCTTGAACATCTTCTCTTTTTCGCCGCCCATGAGGCGGGCCTCGCCGAGGGCGACGGCGAATTTCTGGATGCTGCCCGACAGTTCGTCGATGGAGGTCCCGGCGAGCTTCGCCACTCCCTTGATCGACGACAGGAACTCGACCGTCGTCCCCGTCTTCTTTGCCGCGGCCTCGAGCTTGGCGAGGCTGTCGATCGAGTCGCGGACAAAGTTGACGATGGACGCAGCCGACAAGCCGGCGACGGCGCCGAGCGCGGCCCGCTTGAGGGACGACTCGACCTTGTTCCCCATCCGGTCGAAAGTCGAATTGATCTGGGTCGACGTGTTCTCGACGGTGGCGACAGCCTTGCCCATGTCGTTTCGGAATTCGGCCATATCGGCCGTCATCCGGATGACCAGATCACCGAGAGACATTCTCACCCCTTTGCATTCGACATGGCCGCCAGTGCGGCGGCCTCCATGATTCGGACGTTCTCGAACACTTCGCCCCGCTGCCCCGGAGGAATCCCGAGGAAGTCCATCGCCGCGGGAAGGGCCGCGTAATCGAGCCCGGTCGGGCCTGACATAGCGACCCGCCACTGCGTCCCCATCGCCACGAACACGGCGACGGACGGTTCATGCTCGGCCCAGACCTCGACGACCTGGGCCTCGCGCATGGAATCCCACATTTCCGGCGGGATGCCCATCGCGGCGAAAACGTCCGAATCCTTGCCGCGAGAGCCGTAGATGGCCCGCGCGGCGTCGGTTAGTTTTTTCGCTTGCTCGTCGCCAGTTCCGCCAAGAAGGCGTCGAACAGTTCCCGGGCCGATGCCGGGTATTGATCGAGCAGGGCCTCGAGGGCCTCGCGGGAGAACGGCACGTCGGCGCCCGACCAGCCCTGGATGATCACCATCAGGTTGTCGGCGTCGTCATCCTCGGACGACTTGAGCTTGTCGAGGAACTCGCGCAGTTTTGCGCGGCCCATGTGGCGGAACTCGACCTCGAGCGATCCCGGCTTGTCGCTGCCGGGGATGGAGATCTGAACCTTGACCTTGAAGGTCGGCGTTGCGGTGATCTTGAACATATTGTGGTGGCCAGTTGGAAGATTGCCCGAGAGGAACCCGGGGAAGCCGGACGGGCGGCCGGCTTGTCGAGGGCCACCAGCCCCCTATCCCCAGGTAGTAGCGGATTCGACCGATCAGGTCGAATAGAACATCGGCCGGCCCTGGCAGGAGATCTTGAACGGGGATGTCGCCTTGCCCTGCGCCTGGCCGGTCGGGGACCCGACATAGCCCACGTAACCGTTGAAAATCCACTTGTAGCCATTGGCGAACGTGACCTTGAACACCTTCTGCGCCTTGGCGTCCGAGGCCGTCTTCATGGCCGTCTGCCCGGCGTCGGTCGGGTCCCAATTGACCGATCCGGAGATCTCGGTCGCGCTGGCCGCCCCCGGTTGGTTCTGCTTCTGGGCGTCGTGGATCGTAGTCGTGTCGATCATGTCGAAGTCGCCGCCAGAGACGGAGAACTCCGCGATGGTCGAGAACGACGTGCCAAGGGTCTTCGGCGTGGCGGTGCCCGACGTGAAGGTGTCGTAGAGGGTGGAGTCGCAGCCCTCGATCTCGAACGTGTTGGCGACGCCGTTCACGTTGGCGATGCGGACGGCCCGCTTGTCGAGTTGATACATGCCCTGAACGGCCAGGACGACGACGTCGCCACTGACCGGATCAGTGCCGGTGTAGGTCACGACGGCCGGGTTGGCCTTGGTGATGCCCGTGATCGTGAGGGCGGTCGAAGAAGCGGATTCCATTGCGACCTGGACGTTGGACCAGACGGATGTACTCATGATGATTTCCTTTACTGAGAGGACATAAAAAAAGCCGCCCGGTAGAGGGGCGGCTATTGATGCCCTTTCGGGCGAACTTCTAAGTCAATGCCAGAACGCGAACTCGAGCATCACGCGGTAAAGCTCCGTTTCAGGCTCGAATCCGTCGGCCTCGATCAGCGGGACCGAGATCAGGCTCGCCGATGCGGCGACGGCCACCGCTGCGGAGTTCGCGAGGCTCAAGGCCGCGGCGTACGTCTCGGCATAGACATCGACCTGGACCCGCGACTCCCGCCCGGCGGCCATGCCGTGGATCGTGGCCGGGATCGACGACACCCGCGAATAGACGGCGAATGGCCGCGTCACGTTGGGCGGGGCGACCTGCGGGTACAGCCGCCCGGAAAACACCGGCGAAAGGACCGAGAAAAGCGTCGTCTGTATCATCGGGTAGCCTCGGCGACCTTCTCGCGCAGGGTCTGTTTGATCAGGTCGACAGCCTCGACCTTCTTTGCCTCGAACGCCGGCCGCATGAACGGCCGGGCGGACATCTTCGACGTCCCGAATTCGACGAAACGCCAGTAGTACGAATCCCGGGCGACGTTACGTCTGCGCCCCGCCATTCGCGACTTCTTGCCGGTGCGGACGAACACCTCGTAGGTCGCGATCATTCCGTCGGCCGTCCGGGCCCGCTTGATCATAATGTCGCGCCGCATCTCGCCCGTATCCACCGGGGCGCGATTCTTCGCCTCGTCGCGAACCAGGGCGGCGCCCGTTGAGACGGCCTTGCGTAGCCCGTTCGTAGCCACCTTGCGCGGGAGATCCTCGAGGGCGCGGACAAGTTCGCGCAGGCCCTCGACGTGGCGAAGATCAGCCATTGTTCAACCCCTCGGTGCACGACAGTTCGAGATACCGTCCCGCCTCGGCCCGATCAATGATCGCGGTGATGTTGAACACCCGGGCGCCGAACAGCAGACGATGCCCGGTCGTGATCCCCGAGCGATAGCGGATCGTGACCGTGTGCGTGATCTCCGACTCGACCGACTTCGCCAGCATGAGTTCTCGCCCGGCCAGGGGGCGTATCGCCGCCCAGACCTCGGCCACGGTAGTCCACGTCTGGACTATTTGCCCGACGGAGTCCTGGGCCGTGCCGGGCGCCTCGATCGTCACCCGCCGGTTAAGTTTCCCCGCATCCATCAACAGGTCCATACCTTGTGCGCGTTGAGCAGGCCGTCGAGGAACGGCAGCGTCGCGTGAGCCCTGTCGGTCGTCACCCCGGACGGGTTGTCCAGCGTCTGGATGACGTGCGCCTTGATCCACGTCCGGATTTCCTCGGGCACGTCCGCCGCGGCGGCCCCGTATCCGACGACCATCCGCACCCGCACGGCGTTCGCAGAGTCCAGCACGTCCGGCCATGATGTCCCGTATGCCGGGAGGACGTAGTTCGGCGTCGAGGAATCGTCGAGACTGTAATTCGCCGCGGCCAGCGTCTGCTCGACTCCGTCCGTGTCGATGTACTTGACCGACTCGATCGACTGGACGCCTGGCATGTGCAGGTCGATCGCGGACTCGGGGAACTCGTCGAGGACAAGTTCCACGGTCTGGGTGATCAGCCGGCGGCCGAGCCATTCCTCGGCCTGGCGGCGATAAGCCGGAATCAAGACGGCGATCTGGGCGTCGAACTCGGTGCCGTCGATGCGCCCGGCGTCTTTGACGTCCGCGGCGGTTACGGGCTCGGCATTCGGGCCGGAAATTTCGATTAGGGGCATATTAGCGCCTCCGTGTTGTTTGCCGGGCAGCCATGCGGCGCCCCGTTTGCACATTAGCGCCGAGATGACGGCCCGCGGCAATGACTCGGAGCCCCGGCAGCGATAACGCGAGGCTGTCGGCAGCGTGCGCGTGGAGAGCCGCCGCTACTGCCAGCACCACTTCTCCGGTGACACCTAGCGTCACATTCCCCCCTGCGTGCCCATGCAGCGCATCTGCAATCGTCAGATACGGTGCCTCGGACAGCGCCACATTATCCGCTGTGTGTCCGTGCGTTGAGTCTGCCAACGTCAGAGTCACACTGCTCGATCCGCTCCCGACCGTGAGGGTGACGGTAGCTGGGGAACCGGTCGCTGCCCCATCAACATACAACTGATAGGTGAATGAGTAGGTTCCGTCCGGGGCGCCTGTGAATGTAAAGCTAGAGTCCTCGTAGGCGTACAGGGTTCCCGCGCTCGGCTGCGAGGTGATCAGGCCGCGAACTTCCTTCGACGCATCTCCAGGCAGGGACAAGTCGTTGTAGAGGTAGCCTGCCCCACTGTCCCCAGTGCTCGGGACCTCAGATCCGAGCACGCCCAGGCCACGATCGCCAACGACTAATGACCCGGTGATCAGGCTGGCGGTATCAGCGCGGAGGCTCATGTGGCGGTATACCTCGCCATCCCCTCGGCGCCAGACGCCAGCACCACCACGACCCGGTACTGGGTCGCGGCGGTCAGGGCCGCGTCATAGATCCGCATAACCCCGCTCGCGTCGGTGGACTGCCCCGTCTTTGCCACCACCAACGCGCCAGTGCTGATGCTGTAGACGTAGGCAGTCGCCCCCGTTTCGTTCGCCAGGAGGGTTCCTGTGTTGTTCTTCAACGGCTCGGTGGTCAGAACCGGGACAACCTGCAATACCACGTTGTCCGCAGCATGGGCGTGTGTCGAGTCCGCCACAGTGAGGTCGGTGCTGCCGGTCACCGTGAGGGTCAGGTTGTCAGCAGCGTGGGCGTGGGT